AGGCGAAGAAATAAGATAATTTTTTCATTAAATCAATTTTGGAGGGAGCCAAACAATGCCTGAAAAGAAAAAAGAAAAAAAAGAGTTATCGACAACGATTCAACTCCAATACCCTATTGAGTGGGGTGAAGAGGGACTCGTTAAAGAAATTGTTCTTAAACGTCCCAAGGGTAAACACATAAAAAATATTAATAAGGATATAGGAATGGAACAACTTTTAGGCATTGCGTCTAAGATTTCATGTCGTCCTCCTTCATTTTTTGACGAACTTGATGCAATTGATTGCTTGAAAGTGACTGAGGCTATAGGCGATTTTTTGGACATTGGCCCCGAGACTGGAAGGACTGTTTAGCCTCAATTTGGTTTACATTTAGCGGCCCTTTGTCTGAGCTTTATGAATTTGACGACATTGAATTGTTGGAATGGTACGATAGAGCGATAGATATGCAAAAGAGGGCTGACAGTGGCACGCGATAGAACATTAGGATTAAAACTCAAAGCGTTTGACAAAATGTCAGCGACTATTGAGCGCGTCCGAAAGAAATTTCCAAAACTTACTCGCGACGTAAAACGAGCTTCTCGTACATTTAAAATTTTTAGTGCTCAAACAAAAAGGCTGAGACAAAATTTTCAGAAAATCGGCGGGGGAATGAAGTCCTTCGGTCGCAATCTCACGATATTTGTAACTCTTCCCTTAATTGCTGCAGGGGCGGCGGGAGTTAAATTTTTCGCTGAATTTCAACAAGGATTAAGGGGTATCGAAAAAACAACGGGACTCGCTCGTTCGGAAGTCGCAAAACTCGGTAAGATATTTGATCAACTTTCAACTGAGATACCTGTCACTACGAAAGAAATGTTTGAACTCGCTCAGGCCGGGGGGCAATTAGGTGTTAAGGGTACAGCAAATATAGAAAAATTTACCATCACCATGGCGAAATTAGGTCGTGCAAGTGATGTTACTGGTGAAGCGGGGGCAAAGTCAATTGCCAGAATATTAAAAGTAACTGGTGACGGGATTGGAAAGATTGATCGATTTTCCTCTGCACTTGTTGATTTAGGAAATAATGCTGCAGCCGGTGAGGAGGAAATTTTACAAGTTGCGCTCCGTGTTGCCGGTCAAATTGGTCGTTTTGATGTTGCTTCGGATAAAGTTTTAGGTATTTCAACCGCGCTTAAAGCTCTCGGCAAAAACGCAGAATCGTCTGGCTCTGTTGTGGGCCGTTCATTTGATGCCATTAATCAAGCAATTGAAGGTGGCGGTTTGAAAATGGAGTTTTTATCTAGATTAACAGGCATTGCCAATAAAGATTTGAAAAAATCTTTTAAAGAGGATGCTACTGCAGTTTTTCAAAAATTTGTTGTCGGCTTGAATAAAGTTGATAAAGCAGGGGGAAATCAAATTAAAGTTCTTGCAGCTTTAGGATTACAGGGAATAAGAATTAATGATATTCTTTTAACTCTTGCAAAACGTCCTGAGGTACTTGCTGAAAATTTAGATCGAGCGACAAAAGCGTTTAAAGAAAATACAGCCTTACAAAAAGAGTTTGAAGTACAAACTGATAGTCTCGGCTCTGAATTTAAAATTTTGGCAAACACTTTTGTAAGTCTTCTTACAATAATTGGCGAACAACTTGCTCCTACAGTTAAATTCTTTGGAAAAATTTTAAAAGGGATATTTGATTTTTTAAGAAACAATCCAACTGTTTTAAAACTCGTAGTCGTATTCGGAGCTTTTGCGGCTGTCCTTGGTCCTGTCTTATTTTTATTGGGGGCACTTATTGTAATCTTGCCCGCGCTCATTGCAGGTTTTGCAGCAATAGGGGTTACAAGTTTAGCGGCGTTTTTGCCTTTTATATTGGGGGCGGCGGCAATTGCTGCAATTATTGCGGTTGTCACTATTTTGATTGCTAAATGGGATGAACTTATTGCTTTTTTTGATCAAAATCCCTTTCTCTCAACGATAAAATCTTTATTTTTGATGTTAACTCCAATCGGGCAAGTCATCTCAGCGATAAAACTTCTTATTGCTTCATTTTCTGGTTTAGATGCAGTTAAGGGAGTTTTAAGCGACATACTTCCTAGTTTTATTAGTGAAGCTCTTTTCGGTAAAAAGGGTGCTGGAAAAGTAAATGAGGCACTTCCTAGTAAAGATCTTTTTGGTCCTAAAAGGGGTGCTCGAAAAGCAAATGAAGGAGTCGCTGCAAAAGGCACAGTTAATACGACTGAAGTCGGGGGAAATATTGGCATTATATTGGGTGGGGCTGTTCCAAGCGGTACAAAAGCAAACGTAAAAAGTTTTGGTCCTGTTGGTCTTGATTTTGGATTTGCTGGGGGCATTCAGTAATGGCCGACTGGAAAGACAAATATCGGGAGGGAAGTTTTAGGGGGGTCCCTTTTTTTACTAAGTCTCATACTGTCGAAGGGGGCCGAAGAAAACAAGACCGTGAATTTGCAAAACGCGATCAAGGAAATTCTGAGGATTTAGGAAAAAAACTTAAAACTTTTAAACTTCAACTTCATGTTATTGGAGATGACTATTTTGAAAAAAGAGATGCTCTTGAAGAGGCACTCGATCAAGAGGGATCAGGCGAATTAATTCACCCTTATCGCGGTACTTTACAGGTACAGGCCGGTGCTTATACTCTTACTGAAACTGACGATGAAGGCCGAATGGCCCGATTTAATGTTGAATTTTCTGAATCAGGAAAAGTAAAATTTCCTGAGCAAGTTGAAGATGACTTAAACACTTCCATTGAAAATGCTGACGGGGTTATTGATGATTCGACTTCGCTTTTTGAAACTCTTTTTACAGTTGCAAACGCCCCGGCGACTGTCGTTAATGCGGCTGAAGGGGTTTTGGAGGACATTTTAAATTTTTCTGAAAAAGCGGTAACTCTTGTGACTGATCCAGTGACAAATTTTTCTTTTGCGATAAGTAATATGAAGGCGAGAATAGGCGATTTAATTAGACTCCCCGGTGAACTTGCGGCAAGACTCAGAGATGCTTTTGCATTACTGTTAGGTGAATTTGAAAATGATCCTGAAACAAGCGAAAGAATATTCGGTAATTTTTCTGGTCTTTCTGATTCTTTTGATCTTGTTATTGGTGATACACCGTCCCGAGTTAGGGAACGGATAAATCAAGATGCTCTTTTAAATTTAACAAATCAACTTACACTTTCAAATCAGTCAAAAGCGGCAGTTGAAGTTGATTTTATTTCGACAAATGAAGCATTAAAAAGTAGGGATGCAATTGTTGAAGGGTTTGACGAACAACTATTTTTAGATATAAACGATGATCTTTTTCAGTCTATAAAAGAACTACAAACTTCACTAGTAAGAGCTTTGCCGCGTACTGGTACCAGCGAGCTTATTACAATTGTTCCACCTAAAACTATTCCCGCGATAGTCATTGCACATGCTCAATTTGAAGATTTAGAAAAAGAAAATGAAATTATTGATCAAAATGAGATTGAGCATCCTGGCTTCGTTCCCGGCGGCGATCCAATTCAAGTGAGCGCGAGTTAATGGCCAATGAAAGTACCCCTATTCAAAAAGGAAAAGAATTAAGAGAAGAGGTTTCAATTCTTTTAAATGGAAAAGCTTTTGACGGTTGGGAACAAGTTTCAGTTGAAAAGAATTTAGAATCAATCTCAAATGGTTTTTCAATTCAACTTTTTGATAAGTTTGCGGGGCTCAAACAAGATTGGCCTCTTAAACCTGGCGTTTCAGTTAAAATAAGTATTGATCGGGAAAGGGTGCTGACTGGACGCATTGAAAAATTAGATGTTGATTACACTAAAGATCGACGAGGTTATATAATTTCGGGGCGTTCAAATCCTGGTGATTTAGTGGATTGTATGCATACGGGAGATGCTGAATATAAAAATATTAGACTTGATAAACTTGCTGAGGAGCTTGTCAGACCTTTCGGATTAAGAGTTTTTTTATCAGTTGTACCCGGTAATATTGAAAAGTTTGCGGTTAAACCGGGAGAAACTATTTTTGAAGCTCTTGATCGAGCCGCGCGCGCGCAAGGTTTCTTTTTTATAAGTACAAGAGGGGGAAATATTAGGCTGACTCGCGCTGCAAGAGCGCGTGCCGTGTCCAGTATTGAGCAAGGCGTTAATATACTTTCAGCAACGGCGAGTTATGACGATTCACAAAGACATAACGAATATATTGTCAAAGGCCAAACTCCTGGAGTACCTGATTTTTTTGGAATAAAAGTGTCAAGTCCAGAGGGATCGGCAAAGGATTTAGGTATTACAAGACATAGGCCTTTTATTATGATTGCAGAGGGAAATGCTGATTCTGCTATTTCAGGGACTCGCGCTCAGTGGGAAGCAAGTTCAAGACTTGCAAAAGCTATAAGAGTTGACGTAACTGTTCCGGGTTGGACTCAACAAAAAAATGTTATTTGGGGGATAAATCAAGTAGTCCCTTTTAAATCGACATTTTTAGGACTTAATCGAGATTTGTTAATTGTAAGTGTGAAACATGAGGATGGGATAGATATTGGAAAAACAACGACAATGACTTTGACTGACCCCGAAGCTTATAATCCTG